CTACTTCCGCACCGCCGGTGGGAAGAACTCCGGTCGCTGCTACGACCACGCTGCACAGTTCGGGTACCCCGAGTACCTGATCGAGCTCGACCCGCCGAAGCCCGCACTGCGAGTCCCCGGCTACGTGGTCCTCTTCAACGAGGGGAACGGCCAGGAGGACGAGGTCGCTGTGACCTGGCCTTTCGAGGAGGAACTGGCCTCCTGGTGGGTGGGGAACATCAGCGGCGCCGACAAGTTCGATGCCGACTGGCTGGTCGCCGATGCCGCGTACGACCCGTACCGCCCCCAGTACCTGGAGAAGGGTGAGGTGACGGTGGAGGTGACCCGAGTTACCACTCTGGCCCTGGTGTGATAGTGTCGCAAGGCGAAACCGCCCGCAAGGGCGGTCCGGCCAGGTGGTTCCTGGTCGCTGATGAGCCAGCCTGCTCGACGAATGGAGAAGTGTGATGGTGTCGCTCGCCAAGACCCCCCAGACGATTTCGTACGGCCGGATGAAGTCCGCGATCAACGCGAACCTCCGCCGCAACAACCTCCTCGCCCTGTCGCTGGAGTTCGGGGAGCGCGCCTACCTGGCAGAGGTCAAGGAGTTCGAGGCGCACAAGGCCCAGATTCTGGGTCGCTGAAGGCGAAACCCCTTCGGGGGTCCGGCCGGCTTGGGTAGCCGACCGCTGATGAGCCAGCCTGCTCAATCCCAAGGAGTCGCTGTGACGACATTCGTGCACCCTGCTTCATGGTCCGAGTACACCGCCGCCCTTGACTGGGCGAGGAGCGGTAGCAAGCGGATCACTGAGGCTACGAGCAAGCCCTCGGAGCTCCCGAGAGGCGCAAGGTACTACCTGACCAACGACTTCCAGTCCGGGTTCGGTGTGGCCAGCGACGGCACGCTGATCGGTCTGTTCTCCACGGTCAAGGGTCGCGGTGAGGATCTGATGTGGGACGCCGTGACGCACAAGGGAGCGAAGCGTCTGGACTGCTTCGACGGGTTCCTGCCCGAGTACTACAAGCGGTTCGGGTTCGTCGAGACTGAGCGGGTCGCGAACTGGACGGCGGGCGAGCCTGACGTGGTCTTCATGTCGCTCTGATTGTGCAAGTGGCGCAAGTGTGATACTGTCACAACATCGAAGGGGAGAGTGAGTGAGCAAGATCCAGGAACTGCTTCGGGCGGCAGCCGGGGGAGCGGTCATCGAGTGCAAGGTGCGGCCCGCAGAAGGGACGCGGGTGGTGTTCAGCCCCCGTGAGGATCTGGGCCGAGACCCGCTGCCCTGGCTCCTGGAGGGCGAGCAGCACGACTGGGCCCGCTACCGGAGTCGGGAGGTAGGGGCGCGGTGAAGGCGAAACACCCGTGAGGGTGTTTGGCCGGGTGGTGCCCGGTCACTGATGAGCCAACCAACGAGGAGCGCAGCGTGGACGGATACAGCATCACTCCCGAGTACAGCGTCGAGGAGCTGGCTGAGCTCCTGGCCGACCTGGAGCACACGGATCGGAGAAGGGTCCTGGAGCTGGCCGACAAGATCGCGGCATCGCACTACGAGTGACAAGGCGAAACACCCGAGAGGGTGTCTGACCAGGTGGTTCCTGGTCACTGATGAGCCAACCCAAGGTACTTCGGACGAGGCTGAAAGGCCCTACATGCAGATCACCATGCACAAGAAAATCTTGCGGGACCAGCGCGGACATCGCGACGGGAGTAACTGGGAGGTCGCCTTCTTCAGGAGGTGAGCCCGCAAGAGTGCACTGCAACACCTCACACGTAGATCCCCGGCCGGGAGGCCGGGAGGTGTGACTCCATGCGAAACACCCGGTCGACTGCCCTCAGTGGGCCGGGTGTAGGCCCAGGGCGGTGCCTGGGTCCTGATGAGCAGCCACTCACGCCCGAGAGACGAGAGACCATGATCTCCATCAAGCCCGACGCCCAGACCCGTGAGCAGTACGTGCGGAACATCATCGACACCTGGCTGGATGCGTCCGCCGAGCAGGAGTTGCAGGGACGCGACTGGTACCCGAGTGCGCACCGCCTGGCCGAGCAGATGACCGAGGGTGACGTCCGGGTCGGCGCCGGCCTCCTGGCAGCGCTGTCTCCGCAGACGGCATGGTGGCTGAACGTCGAGCTGGCCACGGACGCTTACGAGACGGGGACTCCGTCCCGACACCTGGGAGACGCGCTGGCCAAGGCGTCGAAGATCCTGGCGGGTGCCGACCCGGCCGAGGTGCTGCCCATGGACCGCAAGACCGGCCACTTCTACCGCTGCATCTTCGACCCGACCGACGCGGACGCGGTCTGCATCGACCGGCACGCCCACGACATCGCGGTGGGGGAGGAGTACGGCGCCCGTGACCGGGGTCTGGGTGCCAAGGGTCGGTACGCCCTGATCGCGCACTGCTACCGGGAGGCGGCACAGCGCCTGGGTGAGCTCCCCTCGACCGTGCAGGCGGTGACCTGGGTGGTGTGGCGTGACCGCCTGGTCGGCACGTCTACGAGGGGAACCATGTTCGCTACTGCGGCGTAAGTGTGCAAGTGTGCCAAGCCGAAACCGTCGAGAGGCGGTCGGGCGGAGTGGATCTCCGTCCCTGATGAGGCAACCAAGCGTGAAGGTGTGACAGAGATGATCCCGAGCAACGTGGTGCGGTGCCTGGACGACAACGGCCCGATCCTCTACCCGCTGAAGCCTGGCCCGTACAAGTGCGAGACCTGCGGGGGAGGGCTGAAGCCCGGACAGTCCGCCGGTGTCGGCGAGTACTGGACCGAGAGCTACGGCTACCTCTGCCTCGCGGAGGTGGTGGAGGACGAGCGCGACACCGAGGAGGAGATCGAGGATATGCACTCCGCGATCTCGGTCTTCGCTCGCATCCTCGGCGACACGATGACTGCACAGGGGGTGGGCGGCCACTTCACCTGCACCGAGGCGGAAGACCTGGCCCGCGCGCTGGCCGAGAGCGGTCACAAGCACGCGGCGATGACCTTCCTGGAGGGCCACGCCTACGGCGACGACGACCCGGACGATCTGCACGCAGACATCGACGACTACGAGGCGTGGGTCCTGGAGCTGGCAGGCCAGCCCGTACCTGAGCTGGTCGAGGGTCCCAAGTCCAAGTCCCTGCCCGAGGCCGAGCTCCCGGTCGTGACGACAGAGGAGCTGCTCACGCTGATGAACCTGGACTGACCCGGCGAAACCCCTTCGGGGGTCCGGGGAGGGTGGCATCCCCCCGCTGACGAGCCTGCCGCACATGCAAGGAGCACCACAGTGACCCCCAAGTTCCGCACCCACGACCTGAACGTCCGCGACTCGAAGCGCAAGGACAAGGCGACCACGCTGGCCCGCAAGCACGTCCGCCAGAACAAGTACGAGGGCACCGAGGCCGTCGTCCGCATCGCCGCCAACGCCTGAGACTGAGGAGCCAGACAGTGCCGAGCATCGACGAGATCAAGAAGTCCGTCACCGACGAGAACGTCAAGGACATCATCGACACGGGAGCGTACGGGGGTATCACCTACTGGGCCACGGAGCCGACCGACGAGGAGTTCGCCGGCCTGCCCGAGGGCAAGACGTGGACGATCGCGGAGGGGTTCGATGACTTCCCCTTCGGTGGGCGCGAGGTGGACGAGGTTCACTACCTGAGCGCCGACGACATCCGTGAGGCGTACCGCAAGCTGCTCGACATCGACCAGCCGTACGTGAACCGGGAGTTGTACGGGTACATCTCCGACTCCTGGCTGGAACGGGAGGACGACGGCATCGACCTGAGCTACATCGACGCCAGCGCTGCCGACGTGATCATCCAGCTCGCTGCGCTCGGAGAGATCAGGTACGGCTGAGGTTGTGTAACCTGCGCAGCAGTGATACTGTGACACACAGAGAGGCGAAACCGGGGAGACCCGGTCGGCGGGAGTGGACCTCCCGTCCTGACGAAGCCAACCACTGTGAAGGTGTGACCGATGGACATCACCGAACGGATCAACCACTACGACCCGCCGACCCTGGCCCGCCTCGCCGAGTGCGCCGAGCCTGACTCGCGGGTGAGTGAGGGTGCCGACTTCCTCGCCCTCGTACGGGACAAGGTGGTCGACCTGGTCCAGGAGTACGGGGAGGTGGCCCCCTACCGGGAGGCCATCCAGGACGCAGCCGCTGAGGCTGGCAAGAGCGCCGACCTCGGCGTGAAGTGGCGCCAGTTCGTAGACCTCGGCGCCTACAAGGAGAACCTCACCGAGTTCGGTACACCCAGCCCTGACACCCCTGAAGGGCATGCCGACCTGGCCCTGTTCTTCATCGGGTTCCGCCTGGCCAAGACCCTGCTGGATGAGATCGAGGAGGCAAGCAAGTGAGCCGCATGGGAGACCTGGTCATCGACCTGATCAGCTACGAGTCGGGCGAGCTGGACGACGCCGAGACGCTGGAGCTCTTCGCCCTGCTGATCAAGAGCGGGATGTGCTGGAAGCTCGGCCGCCACTACTGGGACACGGGCAGCAGACTGATCGACGCTCGCCTGATCACCGAGGAGGGGGACATCCTCCCGGAGGTGGCCCTGACGTGAGCGAGGACATGCCCCGCCAGTTGAGTGCGCGGGTGGATCGGAGCCTGGCGCAGGACGTGATGATCCTGCGCCGGACCGGCCTCTCGTACAGCGAGATGATCAAGATGGCGATCCACCTGCTGGCCATGGTGTGCCACACGGCGTGGATCAACCGAGCGGTCGAGCCGGGCGAGGTGCCCGAGCTGATCGCCTACAAGTTCCGTATGACCCCGAAGCCCCGCCCGATCGAGGGCGAGCTCACCCTTGAGGAGACACCTGATGAAGACCGCAGCCCGCTACGTCCTGACGTTCCTGGTCCTCGCCCTGCTGGGCTCCCTGACCTGGAACTCGCCGGCCTCCGCCTCGGACGCCAAGCCCGTGACCCTGCCCGCCAAGGTGAAGTACGTGCCCGTGTTCCACATCCCGACCAAGCCGTGCGCTGACGACAGCGACGACACGAACTGCTACTGGGACGCGGCCAAGCGGGGCAACGGCAAGGGGTACTCGTACTACGTCGACCGGGCGGGCAACGTGACGTACCTGAACCCGAAGCTGAACGACCCGGCCAAGCGTCAGGCGTGGGTCAAGCAGAACAAGGCCGCGCACCGTGAGTACTGGGGCACCGTGTGGGGACACCGCCTGTGCTGGGCGAAGGTCGGCGACACCTCGTACATCTACTGCTTCGACGGGTACCGCGAGACGTCCTGACTGTGCAAGTGTGGCGAAACACCCCGGCCAGGGGTGTCGGCGTGGAGTGGTAGCCCACGCCCTGATGAGCCAGACCGTGAGCAGAGGAGATACACAGTGAACGTGCACATCCCCACCCTTCAGGCTGCCGAGGCTGCGCGGGACGAGGCCATGCAGCGCGTGTACGAGAGCGCGTCCGACGAGTGGAAGGCGCAGGCCCACGCCACGATCATCGCTGTCGCCGACTCGCTCGGTGAGTTCACTGTCGATGACCTGTGGGACGCGGGCCTGGTCAAGCCCGAGGAGCCGCGAGCGATGGGCCCGGTGCTCCGCAAGGCTGCGGGCGAGGGGTTCATCAGGACCACCGGCCAGTACCGCAAGAGCCGGTACCGCAACGCCACTCCGATCCCCGTGTGGTCGGACGCCACTCTCCCCGTCCAGGTGTGATACTGTGACATGGAAGCGGGACGAGCTCGGCAACTGGGCGTACCTCCCCGATGTGGCAGGCGCCCGAGCCGACATCCACGGCCAGTACGACAAGTGGTACGGCGAGGAGTACGACCAGCTCTCCGATGAGTTGGATACCCTGGTCGGCGCCGTTGGTCGAGAGGTCATCGAGCTGATCAAGACCGAGTTCCCCGACCCGAATCCCCTGGGTTCCCTGTTCAGCCCGTACGTCGGTGACCTGATCATCGACCGCATCAAGCAGAAGTTCCTGAACCTGAACTCGAAAGAGGCGAGCTACGAGTGAGTGACCAACTGATCATCGGGCTGGCAGGGTATGCCCGCTCAGGTAAGAACGAGGCAGCCGAAGCCCTGATACAGCACGGCTGGAGGCAGGCAGCCTTCGCCGACAAGCTGAAGGACTTCCTCTACGCCCTCGACCCCCTGATCCCTGGGTTCTACGGGGCAGGGAACCTGCGACTGTCGAAGCTGATCGACCAGGCAGGATGGGACTACGCCAAGACGACGTACCCCGAGGTGCGCGCCCTGCTCCAGCGGGCCGGCACTGACGCTGGCCGGCGCGTGCTCGGCGCCAACGTGTGGGTGGACGCCCTGTTCCGTGACCACACCGACGCCCCCGCCCTGGTCCTGACTGACGTGCGCTTCCCCAATGAGGCGCAGGCTGTCGCCGACCGAGGTGGCGTGATGATCCAGATCGAGAGGCCGCGCGTCGGCCCGGCGAAGGACCGACTGGGTCGAGTACATGAGAGCGAGGTCGCCCTCGACGACTGGTCCTTCGACCACGTCCTGAAGAACGACGGCTCGGTACGTGACCTGCACCTGAAGCTGTACGGCGTGGCCGACTTGGTGCAACTGGCGCGAGTGTGATACTGTGACACTCACAACGATCAGAGAGCTCGACGAACTGCCCGAGGGTACGACGATCGAGCTCCTGGACAGACGGGGGAGTCGGCTCCGGAAGGTCGGAGGCCACTGGCGCTGGGCCGAGAAGGCCCCTGACTCCACCTGGAACATGATCGCGTACGTCAACGTCCGGCGCTGGGGAGCGCGGGTCCTCACCGAGGAGGGTGTGCAAGTGAAGCTGCGGGAAGAGATCGAGAAGATCATCAAGGAGTACGAGGAGCGGGAGGAGGGCCGTGAGAAGGAGCTGAAGAAGTACCAGGACGAGGACGGCGAGGTCTTCGACTGGTACGGGTATGACTCCACTCGCACCGACCAGGACATCGCCGACGCAGAGCACTACGGCGTCCTGATAAACCGCCTCGCCGGGCTGATCGAGAAGTGAGGCTCACCCCGAGGGCGCATGAGATCAAGAGGGTGGTCGACATCCTCGAAGATCCCACCTTCGACACCCCAGAACAGCTCGCCAAGGCGGTGATCAAGGAGGTCGCCGAGATCGTGCAGATGCGGGACCTCTTCGCGATGGTCCACACCTGGGCGGACGGAAGCAAGGGCTTGAACTTCGGCCCGTTCGGCAGCGCGGCCGAGGCTGAAGCGTTCGCCAAGAAGATGAGCTTCGGAGGCACCGGCAAGCTGGTCCCGCTGACGTCCTCGGGTGTGATGCTGGCCAACCATGACGGCAAGACGAGCTGGCCTGGCTACTGCTGGAACCCGGAGTGTGGTCACGCTCCCTGGATGCACGCCGTTGACGGGGCGAGCCGTGGCAAGTGCTACCTGGAGTCGTGCAAGTGTGACCGGTTCGTCAAGGACGACCCGAACAAGAAGAAGTCGACCGTCAAGAAGGTCACCAAGGGAAGGAGTCAGGGCGTCAATGAGCTGTAAGCCACTGGACTGGAGGGCCTGCCCCTGCGGGGTGAAGCGAGGCTTCGCGACTGAGCGAGACGCCGACAAGGCGCTCGGCCGGGCCCGAGCCAAGAGGAGCAGGCAGGGCGAGGCGCGAGGCACCATGCGGGGCCTGAAGGTGGAGAGCAGGTTCTACGAGTGCGACTTCGGCGCCTACCACCTGACCTCTGAGTCCCGAGCCTCGTACGAGAACCGGATCAGCGCGTGAAGGCGGTCAAGCCGCGCGGAGTCTGCGAGTGCACTGACTCCATCCGCTCCGCGATCGGGACCTGCCCCGACAGATGGCATCGCGAGTACACGCACTGCCCCAAGCAGACACCGATCAAGACGCAACGAGAGGAGACCAGCAAGTGAGCAACGGATGGGACTGGATCGCTGAGGGCAAGCGCATCGCGGAGGCGGCGCGGAGCGTGGACGTCGAGGCCATCAAGGCTGAGTCGATCGTATTCGAGGGGCCGCTGGACTACCTGAAGGCGGCCAAGATCGAGCACCTGGAGGCCGAGCCGGCGCCCAAGGTGGGCGGACTGGCCGGAGACCTGGCCGACATCGTCCGAGAGGTCGAGCTGTGCCGCGCCGGCCACTGCGAGGCCGCCTATAAGCAGAACTCGCAGGGCGGGGAGGCCCGGCACATCGTGGCCGAGATCGCGAAGGTGATCGGCGTGCAGCTCAGCTCCGCCTTCATCCGCCCGCTGGACGGCAACGTCTGGAGCCCCAGGAACATGGCTCGGGTGCTCGAAGGTGTGCAGCAGCTCGTCAACGAGAACCAGGTATTGCGCGAGGAGCACCACGCTCGCGACAACAAGGAAACCGTCACCGTCAAGGCCCTGCATGAGGCCCTGACTCACCTCGGAGAGGGTGTGTAAGTGTCGCTTCACATTGGGCCGCTTGAGCCGGTCACTGACGAGGACATCCTGATCGTGTACGGCTTCCACCAGGCTCGGGTCTACCCCGAGTTCAACAAGAGCAACGTCTACACCCTGCATGGAGTCTTGGCCTTCGCCAAGCTACGAGGGCGAGAGCCCAAGCGCATCTTCCACACCGGCCTCGGCCTGAGTCGGGAGGCTGACCGGCTGAGGCAGGTACTCCGAGAGCTGGAGCACAAGTACGGCACCAAGGTGCACCACGTCAACGAGCTCTACATGTACGACGAGGAGGCGCCGACCGATGCCTGAGTTCCGGACCGTCCTGGTCTTCTCCATCGCCGCACTGATCACCGGGTTCGTACTCGGGATCGTCACCGCCACACCCGCCCACTGAGAGGAGCACGCAACCAGTGACTGAGGTCAAGTTCCGGAGCGACGTCTCCGTGACGCTCATGAAGGCCAGCGCGATGGACTACGACGTAACGATGGCCGCCCGAGTCAGCACCATCGGGTCAGCCTCGGCCGAGAAGGAGGACTCGGCTCCGGGTCTCATCAACTTCCTGATGCGGGACCGACACGGCAGCCCCTTCGAGCACACCAGCTTCACCTTCCTGATCGAGGCCCCGATCTTCGTAGCCCGCGAGCACTTCCGACACCGCGCTGGCTGGTCATACAACGAGGAGAGCGGTCGCTACACCGAGCTGAAGCCAGTCTTCTACACCCCGGCGAAGGACCGGAACCTGGTGCAGGTAGGCAAGCCCGGCGCCTACACCTTCGAGCCCGGCTCCGACTACCAGCAGGGCCTCGTCAACTACGTGCTCACCGGGGCCTACCGGGACGCGTACAACGACTACCGCTCGCTCATCGACGAGGGCGTGGCCAAGGAGGTAGCCCGCATGGTCCTGCCGGTGGGCATCTTCACCTCGTACTTCGCCACCTGCAACGCCCGCAGCCTGATGCACTTCCTGTCCCTGCGCACGATCGACGAGGGCTCGACGTTCCCCTCCTTCCCTCAGCGGGAGATCGAGATGGTCGCCGAGCAGATGGAGGAGCTGTTCGCAGCCCACATGCCCATCACACATGCCGCCTTCGTCAAGAACGGTCGAGTGGCGCCATGACGACACGACCTGAGTTCCTGATCCAGCGGTACCCGACGCTCATGAGCTCCGAGCGAGAGGCCCGGCTCCCGAAGTGGGCGCAGGCCAAGCTCGCCGACCTCCGACTCCTTCTGATGCAGGAGGCTGGCCGGTACGAGGACGCGCTGGAGCAGATCGACCGCCTGGAGAGCGGTCACCACAACTGAGGACAAGGCAAGGCCCCGGTACCCCCGAATGGGGGTAGCCGGGGCTTCGTCGTATCTACTACTCGGCCACGTCACGCCACTCGACGCTGACGTGATCGTCCGTGGTCATCCCGGACATGTGCCGACCCTTCGCTGGGTTCAGCGTGACCACCAAGCAGAAGTCCACCCATGCCCGCTGAGTCGGGAGCGGAGTAGCGGGCCAGCCGGAGATCAGGCCAGCCACTCCAGCCACCGGATCGAACGGCGGGAGACCAGCCGACCCCACCAGCTCAGACTCGACGGCTTCGAGCTTCTTGTTGATCGCCGCCGAGCCGGCCGTCATCTGCGACAGGCTGATCGCACCCTCCGCGTAAGCCGTAGCCAGCCCGTCAAGGCGCTCGCGCAGCGTCTGGGCCTCCGAGTGCAGGGACGCTGCCGACTGGCCGTCCTGCGCCTGCCCAGAGCCCAGGAGCTGGCCCAGGAAGTCGGGGAACATGAGCCGGGCGAGGGTTGCAGTGCCAGCGCGAGCGTCAGCGATGCTCCGAGGCGTCCGAGTGTGCGTCGCCTTGCATCCGTAGACCAACACGCCTCGGTAGCCACGTCCGTTGACCGTCTCGCCGCACTCCCCGCACAGGGCGATGCCTGCGAGCAGGGTTCCAGGCGTCCGGCCCGTCCGCTTGCCCCCACTGAAGCGCTCCGGGTTGTTGAGGATGGCGACGACACCGTAAAAAACGTCCGGATCGAGGATCGGGGGCCACTGCCCCTCGCCTACGACCTCGCCCAGATAGGTGGACCGCCCGACGTAGCGCGGAGACGTCAGCACCTTCTTCACGCCACGCAGAGACCACGCCTTGGCGCCACGAACGAGGCTGCGAGGAGACTGGAGCCCGAGCTCCGTCCAGTAGCGAGCCACGGCGGACAGAGACCAGCCATCGAGCACCATCTTGGCGCCGTCGCGGATGGCCGCAGCCTCCTCCGCAACGATCGTCATGTGGTCGTCGCCGTACCCGAAGGGCCGGATGCCTGCGGTGTACGGTCGGCCGTCCTTGGCGGCCTGGATGTTGGCCAGCTTCTGCCGCTCAGCCTTCTGCTCACCCTCATACGTGGCCCAGGCCGTCACCGTGCGAGCGACAGCTCGACCGGCAGGCGTGGACAGGTCCAGGTGCCCGGCCATCACAGCGTGGACGTTGATCTTGAGGTCGATCACCCGCTCCAGGTCCCGCGTCACGCGGATGAGCCGGTCTGTGTGCCAGCAGATGATCGCCTCGGGCTTGCTGACGAGCAGCGCCTCGAAGTCCGGGCGGACGACGTTCTTCTTGGTGGCGCTCAGGTCGTTGTCGACGAAGACGTGTCGCACCTCGTAGCCGAGGTGAGCGCACAGCTCCCGGCACTTCTCCTCTTGGCGCGCGACGCCCAGCTCTTCCCCTGTGACATCCTGGCTGATTCGCACGTAGATGTCGGCCCGTATCGTGGGCCCCCCTTGTTTCATCACGTCCGAGAGGTTACCCCAAAGCTGAACCGCTCGTTCGAGTATTACCGCTTTGGGGTACGTCGCCTGGCGATTGCCGGGAAGGGTGAGTACCTGGGGTAGAAGTGGTCTGAGCAGGCGGAAGTGCGCCTGTCGAGCGTCGGCTCGCCGCACACGTAGCCGTACACCCAGACCTCCTCGCCCTCGTCGCCGATCGGTTTGATCTTCGATACCAAGTATCGACACGTCAAGATCCTGTCGCTTCCATCGTTGGCCTCTGCGCTTGAGCGACGTTGATCCTGCGCTTGAAGCAGCCAAGGGTAAAGCATCTTGAATCATTCCAGAAATGGACAAAGGGGGAGGCCCCCGCCTTCTACTCGAAGGACGAGGGCCAGTGGACCTGCCTGATCTGCGGTGGATGGCATGGGCAGGCGCATCGGAACCGTTCGTACGTCACGCCGTGGATGAGGCAGTCGGCGTTCCCGTCGCAGACCTCATGGAGGTCGAGCTCGCAAGCTGGCGCGCGATCTCCAGTCGGCTTCGCCATGGCTTCATCCCCTCCTTCGTCATGCAGGTGGAGCAGGCGACTCGGATGAACGGGGGGCCGGACATGCGTTCGACGGCGACGACGACCTCGACGTGCACCACCGGCAGCCAGCAGTAGTTGCATGTGGCTTCCATCGCTGAAGCGTAGTCGACCGTAGTCGGCCATGGCGACCCATTCCCCGGTCGCGGAGCATGGTCGACCGTCGTACCGTCCGGTCCATGGAGATCGACAGGAGGCGAGCGGCGTGGCCGCAGATCGCTGAGGAGATTCGTCGGCGAGTGAAGAGCGGTACGTATCCGGCCGGCTCGGCTGTGCCGTCGACCGTCGCCCTGTCTGCCGAGTTCGGGGTGAGCACCAGCACCATGCGCCGTGCGCTCGTACGCCTGATCGAGGAGGGAACCCTCTGGGCGGAGCCGGGCATGGGGACGTACGTAAACGACGAAGAACCCCCCACCCAGGAAGGGTGAGGGGTTCGGTGATCGTCATCCTCAACCCGGAAGAGGTGAGGGCGTTGATCCAATGGGCGCTTCGTAGAGATTACCGCACAGGGCAGGCACCGGTGGTGCAATCCTCGTCCGTGCTGTCCTCGATCGAGGTCACGGCGTAGGTGTTGAACTCTTCCTCGGTGATCCGCTCGTACGGAGCCTGGGCCCGCGTGCCGTCCGGCATCAGGGTGGTGCCCTTCAGCTCCGGCAGGAACGCCTTGATGATGTCGGCCGCCTCCTCGGTGGAGTACTTGCCCTCGGGGAAGTTCACCGTGAAGGAGACCGCGTTGTCGGCGTACTCCGTCTGGTACATGGCCTGGAAGTTGAGCATGTCGTAGAGGCTGATCTCGTCCGCCGACTCGACGATGTCTGCCGGGTAGCCCAGCTCCTCGACCTCGGCGACCAGCTTCTCCTTGGTCGGGAAGGCGACGACCATCGTGTTGCCGCTCTGGTCGTACACGTCCTTCTCGACGAGGAAGCCCT